CAAATCTGAGGCATTGGAAACTGAGTCAGTCCAATCTTCTGAGATTTTCTTTTTCATTTTATTTTTCATCACCATTTTTGCCTCGTTCATACCACAACCACCAGGAATTGCTATGTTGTTTGCGGCAAAGAAATCAGCAAGTGCTGATGGAATGGATCCATCTACTTGATATTGATTCAGAAGATTTGCCAAATCTGAGGCATTGGAAACTGAGTCAGTCCAATCTTCTGAGATTTTCTTTTTCATTTTATTTTTCATCACCATTTTTGCCTCGTTCATACCAGAACCACATGCACCACCGCCACCATATCTTGCAAGGAATGTTGCAAGTTCTGGTGGAATGTTACCGCCTTGTGCTTGATGAAGATATTGTGCCAAAGTAGCAGCATCTGGAATATTTGCATCCCATGCTGGATCTTCTGAGATTTTCTTTGCACCCATTGCCTTTGCAATGGCAGAGCGAAGTGATGCTTGATTCATTGCTGCTGTTTGTGGTGTTGCTACTGGTTTAATAAACATGGGCATTTTTCCATTTGCGGAAAAAGTACCCTTTCCCGAAGTGTCATATACATCTGATTTGTTTGGTATCATATTTGTTCTCCACTTTTTCTAAAAACTATTTAGAATATTTAATATTTATAAATTAGATAAATGTATCTATCGCCTTGAATGCTCTTGATAATCTTGGATTTCGTGCCAATACTCTAGAAACTTTTCCACGCAATCCAGGAGCAGTAGAAACTACTCCTTGCTGAATGCTTGAATCTATTTGTTGTCTTCTTGTATCTTTTAGTCTAGATCTAGCAGCACCAAGTCTTGCTCCATATAAATTTGGATTTACTGGATTTAAACGATTAAAATTTGCAGCATCGAAGGGTCTTCCAAAACTACTAGCATATGATGCTGCTTGATTTCTCATTGTTGCTTGTTGTTGTGGTGTTGCAATATTAGAAGTTAAAACTCTGTTAGCATCATTTGCTCTTGCTATATTTTTTTGTCTTCCTAGTCTTGTTCTTCTGTAAGCAACATTAGTTTGTCGATTCGAATCTACAGCAGATTTAACTACACTGTAACTTGGGTGACTTGGATCGTTTAAAATGTCTCTTACTGCTGATGTTTTTACACCCAATTGTCTAGCAATTGGTGCATGAATCATCTGCGATTCGAGGTCAGAAATAGATCTTTCCTTTTCAAGTGATACATTTTGTCGTGCTTGTTGATATTGTGATTTTGCAAATTGACCAATTTGACCAGCGGCAAGTTTTGCTCTCTGACCAATTCCTCTAAACATTCCTTCGTGAATATTTTTTGCAAGTTCAGGAATATGTTGAAGGATAGCGTTTGCGACATCTTCGTTCATGTCGCAACCACACGATTTTGTTTTTCTTTTATTTTTCATAATCTTCTCAAGAAATCTGAAAATAACTTAATTGCATTTTCTTCTAATTTTCTAGGAGATGTCTTTTTTAATTCTTTTTCATATGCTGCAATTTTTCTTTCTTCAAGAAAACCATTATTCCAGACCCATTCTCTTCCTTCTAGGATTCCATTTACAAATGCATTTGGTGCGGAAGGATCTGCGACTATATCAATTGCTGCTAATGTAAAATCTTCTTTTACATAATTTACACCATTTCTTTTTTCAAGACTTCCCATTCCGCGAGAAGAGACACCCAATTTTGCACCTTCATCAATTAGATTTTTAACTATGCGACCCATTGGGGTATCAAGAATTTTTGCTTTTCCTGTTACTTGAGTTCCACTTTCAGTTAGATTTGTTATTATGTGTGAAACTCTATCTAAATTAACAGTTGGTCCAGATGGATGGTTTAATTCACCAAGTGCTCTTTTTTTGTCAACATATTCTGTAGTATATCTTCTGGTTTCTGCCATTAGAATTTTACTTTCATACAATCTACCATTGCGGTTGACTGCATTTGCCTCCATCATGATGCCCTTGATAAAATAATTTTTACCACCAGCTTCATTGGATTCGACTATTGTTTCTGTATCTTCTACAGTTTCTGTTATTAGTTTCATAAATTACTCCTCGTCTGAAAGTAATTGATTCAAATACTCTTCTGCCAATTCTGCAATTTCTTCTTCTGATAATATTTCACCAGTATCTTCTTGAATTTCTTGAACTAGATCTATAACATCTTGTTCAAAATTTTCATAAATTGCTGATAAATCTGGTTCATAACCAGCATTAATTGCCATTCCAGTTCTTTCAGTTCCAGTTCCTGTATTAGCAACAACACCACCCTTATCTACTCCAACTGAAGCTCTGCTGTCACCGAGTGTTGGATTTGCGGCATAATAATTAGAAAGTTGTTTTGGCATCTTTCCAGTATTGGCATAATTTGAAAGATATTTTGCTAATGTTTCACCATCTGGAATATCATCTGTCCAACCTTCAGAAACATTCTTTGCTTCCTTTGCTGCCTTCTTCATTGGTTCTTTTTTGTTTCCATCTTTATCAAGATCCAAAAAGTCTGGTTTTGAACCTTCTCCAATTACAGATGGTGCAAAGTTTGCAAGTTTTTCTTCAAGTGCGTTTCCGAGTCTTGAGAGCAATGCTTCATTTACTAAGTTTTTGGTTGAAACCAAATCTTCTTTTATAATTGATGCTATAATTTTATTAGTGTTCATTTTCTTTCTCCTAAAATTTATTTATAAATTATTCTTGTTGGTCGTCAACCAATCCCATTTGTTGCATTTGTATTTGCTGTTGGATTTGTTGTTGTCTTTCGACTGCCATTTCTTCGTTCATTTTTGCAATTTCTTCTTCTGTTTGTTTTAGTATATTTTTTCTTATATACTTGGTAGAGAAGAAAATTCCTGTATAATTTCCAAGAGTATTCAACATATCAACTTTCTCTCTGAGAATTTCATTCTCTTTGAGATCACTAAAGTATGAATCTTTGCTATAATTTATTGCTATATCTTGGTAAATATTATTCCAATCCTCAAGAGTCATGATTCCTCTGAGAATGCATTGTTTCTTGAGAATATCTACAAACAAACTTGCAAATTTATTTTGAAGTCTTTCAATAAATTTAAAAAACTTAACTTCGTCTCTAGTTATTTCGCTCACTCTACCCATGTTGAAACCATTTTGTGGTTCCATTCTGGTTATTGGAACATTCAATGCTCTATAAACTTTTCTCAACAAATATTCAACATCTTCCATCTCTCCAAGATTTTGACCACCAGCAAGTGTGGTAATTTCTGTTCCTCTACCACCCTCTCTTCTTGGCAACCAATAATCCTCAAGCATTGACATGTGATTCTTTTGATCTTTAATTTCACCAGTTGAAGAATCATATGTGAGTTTGTTTCTGTATCGTGTCATCAAACTCTTCATATATTCTTCTGCTTTTTGTTTTGGCAAATTGCCAACATCCACATAGAATATTCTTCGCTCTGGTGCTCTGGCAATTCTATAAACTACCATAGCATCTTCTGTTTGACGAAGCATATTTAGTGGGCGAATTGCTTTGTGTAAATGTCCAACAACTCTTCTTGTGGTCTGATCGACATATCCTGAGTGGCAATATGTAATCGAATCTGGTGAAATTTTAACTCCAGCAGATGATGTAGATGCGGTTATTTGATTATTTTCATAATCTGTATAAACATAATGCTCGTCTACCTTCTTGACGACAGGTACTGCATTTCCGTTTATATTTTTAATTTGCTTTTCTACTTTTCTTATTTTTCGAATCTTTACTGGATCGATTGCTCGCAGTTCCATTATTCCTTTTTCTGGATGTTCGGTATCAATTATATTTTGAAAATACAATCTTCCATCGACATACCATCTTCTAAAAATGTCATAACCTTTATTTCTAAAATCTAACAAGTTTAATATCTTATTAAATTCTTGTTGAACTTTTCCTTTGATATTGTCTGATAACTCAACATTATCAAGATTTAATCTTACCGCATTCTGTGCATTATTAAAAACTATTGCTTGTGTAACAATGTCTTCAATTGCCATATCAACTTCGGGGTACAATGACATGGATCGGTATTGTTTTATTAATGAGTTTTCATCAATAAAAGAACCACCAAAGTCATAAACGGAAGACATAAAGCCTCCCGTTTCAATGACATGTGTGCCATCATAATTTTCGGGAGCAACAAAAGACGCTGTTGCTGGTGTGTCTCCACTTAATCCAGAATCAGTCGTCCTTTGTTGCTTCCCGAGCGAAAATCCAAAATAATCCCAAAATGCCATTCACTTTTCCAATCTTTTTAGAATGATCCATCAAGTGGATACCAATAATCATAAGCAATTTGAACTGTAAATTCGGCAAATGTATCTGTTAAATCATAGTTTAACTGAATTGGTCCAACTTCTACTGGGAAACAATTTTTCAAATTTACACCTTGTGTATATCTTCCAGGTCCAAAGTTTGCTTGATCATCGCTGAATTGATTTCCACCCAAATCATTATAATATACTTGCCAATCTGCTACTAAATTGTAAGCAATATTGTGAGTGTCTCTGCCATCCATTGCATCAACCCAATTTTCAAAACCAAGTCGAAGAGAATCTGCCAACACATTGGAATCATATACAGAAATTACCCAATCGCTATACACTCTTTCTCCTGAAAATTTAACAACTCTTCCTTGCCAAGCAACTGGAATTGAACCTATTGTTGATGCTGGAAGATCTGCTGCTTTAACATAGATATTAAAATTTTCAGTTGGTCCTTGAACTCCTGATGGAAATGAACCATCTATTCTAAATCGGTTTGGTCTTAAACCATAAAAATTTTGTCTAAATTTTTGAATTGACATTTATTTCTCTCCTATATTATGTATCAAAGAGTATCCGAAAGATCTTTGTTCGTTAATGTGATTCTTACATAATTAATAGAAGTAATTGGTTTAATCAAAACATCTGCTACGAAATAATTTGCTTCAACAATTTCTGGTCCGTTGTTGGATTCATCGCAAATTACCTTGTAATCAGAAATACCTCTCTGACCAACAATTTTATCTAAGAATGCGCTTGCAGCAATTCTGAATCTTTGGCGAGTTACTGAATCGTTTTGTTCGAACAATACTGCTCTTGCGACAGGTCCAAGTGCTTTTCGTACATACATGAATAGTCTAGAAACATTGATTCGTGATAGGGTAGAAGTTTCATTTTCTCCTGTTTTGTCGCCAAACAATAGAGTTCCTTCTCCTGGGAATGTGACTACTGGATTTACATTTGCATCATATAACAAATCTTGATCGTTTGAACTAAGTGGTCTATTCAATCTTACACTGTTTAAAATACGACCTCGTTTTGCTCCTGCGGGGGAGAACCAGGGGAATGCATCGCGATCTGTACGAACTATACAACCAGCAATATCTGCTGCTAATGGAGTTGCTATAAGTACAGTTGGATCTCCTACGCTATTAATGTGTAGTTTTTCTCCATATACTCTAACATAGTTGTAATTATTTGTTCCAGATGGTGGACCTTGATTTGTTCCTGCGTAGTCAGTCCAACCAGAAATTTGTGATGACATATCGGCAGTTCGCGATTGAACATTAACAACTCCAATTACTGGAAGATCGTTCGATGCTCTTGCTTCAACGATTGAGATTAATGGGGTTGAATACAATGAACCGCCATAACTTGCCAAAGTTGCACCACCCTGGAATATAACATCAAAACCTAGATTTGCAAATTCATCACTATAAGTTGCTTTGGTTGGAGTTTCAAATCCAACATAGCATCCACCACCATATTGTAAAAAGTTATGAATAGGCCAAAACTCGCTTCGAAATGCTTTGATATCTGTGTGTCCAGTAGGTTCGTGATCACCATTGATAATACTTGCAGCACATGAACCGACAGTCCAAAGAGTAACGCCAGCAAGTGCTTCGTTTCCTCCTGCTAATTTGATAACATAATCGCTAACTCTTCCAAACAAAGAATTCAGATTTGGAACATAAAAATATCCAGCATCCTTTTCTGCTGTATTTCCTAAAAAATATAAAGCTTGTGATGGATTGAATACTGCGCCTATTGTAGTTGATGCTGCTTCTGATGGTGGAACCACAAAAGATTCGTCTATTATTTTAAATTGAACATTTGGTCTTGCCATGTTTCTCTCCTTGATTACTATCTGTATTTATTAAATTTTATATTTATAGATTTTTTCGATAAAAACCAAGTTTTGGGACATTAATGTCCTGTTTAGAATGTATTAACCATTCTTCTCCACCATTCCAGTTCCATTTAAATTCTTCCTGCTTGTCGTCTACATCCTCCACACCATCCACATAGTAACCAAAAGGCAACATATCATCTTCTATTTTTTCAATGTCTCTTTCATACATTGCCAGACGAACATCCATATCAGTTAAATTTTTAAAATATTGTTGTCTTGTTGCCCAAGAAAATAAAACCAAACACATAACCAAGTCGTCATTGTGACCATCTTCTGCTTCAAAACTTTGTTTTTTGGATATAAATGTCGTAAATTCTGAAATAATGTCAGCATCTTCAACGATTAGTTTGTCCTCTTCAATCATATTTTTGAGAACTTGACAACCAACCTTCTTTGTTAGAACTGAAGTCTTGACACCCATCTGAACCTTCTTAACGCTCCCGAAACCTTCAGTTATGATTTGACCCTTTCGCCCCATCATGGCAGTCTTTACAATATTTTCATATTCCAAATCTGTGTGTAGAATATTTGCGACTTCAAATCCTATACTATTGATTTCTACCAAAACATAGGCATTATTATATTTCTTTGCAACGGTTTTTAACACAGATGCAAAAAGCAATGGCGATACTGTATTGTTGCGATATACTGCTACAACAGTATATGGAAATTGCGTAACATCGATTACTGTGAGTGCAGTATAATCTTTGCCCTGACCTTCGGCAACATCGGCAGTTATAAAATAAATATGATCGATTGATTTTTCGTTTTCTGGATCTTTTCTTATTGGTTCTTTGTATATTGACATTCCATCTTTTGTGCGAATTACGGGTTTGCTATAAACCAAAGTGTGTAATTTATCCGCAGATATTAAAGTATTGGAACTGCCCAAGAAGTCACATTCAAATTCTTGTTCGAATTGCTTTTCGGAAGTTTTGGAAATCATTTCCTTCTTCCATTGTTCATCTCTTAAAGGACCACCTGGATATTTTGGAACTTGACTCCAGTGGACTTCGAAGGGAACATAACCATTCTGGTTGTTAATTGCTCCCTTCCAATAATAATAGAACATATTCAACCCGTTTGGAGTTGAAATGATAAACATCTTTGTTGATTGACCCGAAGTAATGGTCGGATAGACTGATGTGAAGAACTCTTCTGCTATCTGGGTTGGAATGTGAGCAAACTCGTCAAGCAGAATGCAATTGAAAGATCCACCACGAATAGCAGATGATGATGTTGCTGCTGCCAGAATTCTAGATCCATTCTCCAATACAATAGATCCTTTATTCCATTCTATAACACCCTGCTGTAACCACTTTGGTAAATATTCGTATGCCATCTTAATTCTTCCAAGAATTTCAATGGCAGTTGATTGTTTGTTTGCCAATATAGCAACATTCATGTTCTGATTGAAGAGAACATAATGTAAAAGATAAGCACCTACAGTTGTAGTCTTTCCTACCTGACGAGGAAGTTTACCTATTACGAATCTATTTTGATGTAACTTATCAATAAGATCCTTTTGAAAATCATACATCTCAAAAGGAACAAGACCCTTATCTACCGCAACAATTTTTACATATTTTTCTACAAAATAAACAGGATCGTTTGCACATTTGATGTACTCCTGAACTTGTTCTGGTGTAAATTGTTGTTGTACGCCTACGGGTTTTAAATTAGGATTGCCAAGATAACCATCTTTTTTAGCTGTCATTGTCTATATCTTCCGTTGGTATCGCTTTCAATTGACTACGAGTTTGATTTATAATATTTTGAAGATCTCTTGTGGAACCTACAAATATTGAATTATTTGTGGTAGTTTTGACAACTTTATTCGCACCAAGAGCATCGGCAGTTGTTTTGTGCATATTCATCAGATCTGTATTTACTTCACTAATAGTTTTAATTAAAATTGATGCTACCTCATATGCGCGAGGCGAATCTCCCGCTTCTGCAACTCTCATAATTCCATCAAGAGATTCAAACCCCTTGCTTATGAGTTCTTTCATGTTTTTACGAGCAGAATCAAAATCTTGGCGAACTTGATCTTTTCTTTTTATTTTTACTTCTTTAATTGGTGAATCTGCCAAAATAATTGGTTCTTCTTTTTTAGAAATTTCAATATCTAAAATTTCTGAAAGTTTATCTGTTGCAGTTTTTTTATCATTCATGGTCTAGACCAATCTCCAGTTACTTTAGTAATGGAACCAGTATCTAAATCTCCAGTATAACCAACATCCGATTGATATACCTGTCCAGTGACTCCATTATAAATGTCAATATCAGATCGAAGAATAACACCACCAGGACCACCACATATTTTTGGATATATGTAAGTTTTTGCAGTAAAGTCCAAAACACCAACTAGTGATCTTCTAGTGTCGAGTGGTCCTTCATAATCCTCATTTATATTTACACCATTCAAGACAAAAGGTATATCCACACTATCGTGCAGATCATTCATTTTTACACTTATGGTGTAGTCGGGTGCAAAATAAGGAATTATTTGCTCAACTATTTGTAACATATCATCCATGTGACGAGTGTAAATGTATAAACCAAATCCCACATTATATGGAACTTCGGCAAACATATTCTTGTAGACATCATCCACATATCCTGCTCGCCTATTCATTCTATTTACTTTTCTAGTCGGATCATATAAAATGTTTGTAATCTCAAAAGACATCTTTGGTAAAGTTATTTGTACTCTACCCGTGGTATCTTTGCTTAGTGTCTGTACAAATTTTTCTTTGTTTCCATATTCCAATGGAACTCTGATCTGTTCTTTCTCTGTGACACCATCTTCTTCATAACGAGAAATATACAAAGATTCAAATATTG